TTATGACCTTGTGGCTGGATATTATGTTTATGAAACTTATTAATTATTTCTTGTGCATCTTTTAATGCAATAGGTTTAATTTCAATATAATCTTTATTGATAGTAGGCATATCAACAAATTTAGAAGATGATAGATGGCTCATTATTGAGCCACCTTTAAATATTTTTTACAAAGACTTACAACTGTTTTACTTTGTTCTTTAGTTAAATTGTGAACTGCCATAATACTTTCTAAAATCAAATCATTATTAAGATAATCTGAAGGTAGTTTATTTTCTCTAATTGCACTAACAAGGACTGCAACAGCATTTTCAATATTGTTATCTTGATGTATTTTATTCATTTTTTTCTCCATGTTTAGATGGCTCATTATTGAGCCACCTTAAATTTAGTTGCTAAAATAAAATTTCCACAACAATTTGAAATTTCATAACCTACAAATTCATCATCTTGATATTTTTCAAAATAATCTCTAGAGCCAAAAACAAACCAAGCGCCTTCAATACCTAATTTATGATCTTTATGAATAGTGGGTTTAGAGTCTTGTACTGGACGAAAACTTTTATCATGGCATGGGTCAATACCATCAGTCATACCGTTAAAACTATTTTTATTGCTAATAAATAATTTACCTTTGTTAATTCTAATAAATTTTTTGATAGTAGCTAAAGTTGTTTTTTGCATTATACTTTCCATTGTTTTATTCCTTTTTGTTTATAAACACTGTTATACTATGTAACATTGTTATATGTCAAACAATATTATAAAAAAAATGCATGTTCTCTATTTGTGCTGGTATGAAATCACTAACAACTAAGATAAAAACCTAATAACACTACAATTCCGTTAAAAATCAGGGAAAACTATGACACCAGAGGTTATGCTTTGGAGGTCAGTGATAATCCAAGCTATATTAGATGCTTTGGGACTGTTCCCAGAACCTAGCTATACTAACAGATTTGATCAAAGAGAAGCGCTAGACTGGATGAAAAGCGGGGAAATAAACACAATATCAGATTATGCTGACACTAATCCAGACTATATTAAACACTTATTCAATAGGTTAAAAATCCAGCGACACCTTAGACTGTTTGAAACGGAGGAATTACTCAAAAATGCTTTTTTTCGACCCAGAGAATTTACAGTTTACAGTAATGAGGAGTGAAGATGAAGGAAAGCCTGTTGTTATTGTTAAAATCATTGGATTTACGAATGAAAATGAAGCAAATCTCTTTTCTAACCAGCTTCTAGCATTAAATGGCGAGACGCAAAGTCAAACGGTCCATTGATGGAATGTGGTTTTTTGAAAAAACGCGGGAAGAACAACAAGAATACCAAAAATGCACTATCTGTGGAGATATAGGCATATTCAGTAATGATTACATGAGAACATGGTATTGTAGTAAACATATGGACGATAAATGGAACAAAAAGGACGACCAAGCAAATATTCAGACGAACTTATAGATAAGATCCTAAATGATTTAGCGCATGGCATCAGCATTAAAAAAGCACTAAAAAATCAGGGTGTTTGGTGGGAGTCATTTAGACAATGGCTAAACAATCCTGATTATCCTAATCTTCGTAAAAGGTACAGCGATGCAAAAGCAGACGGTATTGAATGGATGATGGCTGAAACAGAAGAACTATCCTCAAAAGCACTTGAAGAAGCTAAAGATGAGAATAAAGCGGGGAGAACTAACAGAGATTTTGTCAATATGATGCGTCATCATATCAATCTACAGACATTCAGAGCCAGCAAACTAGCACCAAGAGTATATGGTAACAAAGATCAATTAGAAATAAGCGGAATAGATGGTGGAGAGATCAAAGTCAGCTTTGAGAAGTGATAAGTCTGGTTTATTACAGATGCTTGGAGTTACAAAGAAATCCTATGGCAAAGGCATTAAGTACATCAAAGTATCATCAAAGGGTAATAAAGAACAAAAAGAAGATAAAAAGAGATCAGATTAACTTAAAAGAAGCTAAAAGGGAATGTAACGGTTAACATGATTAATGGCTGTATTCTAAGGTAAATTAGATCTATTATTGTTTGTTGTTGCTATGTAGCTTATTTTTTAGTCTGCAAATCTCATGAGATCTTAAAAAAATCTTAAAAATTAATCAATATTTGTGAAATTAATTAAATAATGGCTGATTTCTAAGGTTTTGATGGGATAATTAATCCTTATTGACTATTATTTGGCTGTTTTCTGCCGATTTAAAGGCGGGCAACCCCATCGGAAAAAAAAAATAATATTAGGCAACCCCTTTTAATACTTTGAGGACCTTATTCAAGGGTTCTGAAAATATATAGTAGAATTTTATTCATGATGGTTGAAATATATTTAAAAAAATATATAAATAAAATGGTTGTAAACATAGTTTCTTACACGGAGTCTATGCACATCACGAAAAAAGGGATTTATAGAAATATAAGTCCTTTTTTTTATTTCTTCCCGTAGAAAGTATGAATGACCAACGTAACAATACCTTACAAGCCTAGAAAACATCAGGCACAGTTACATAAAAAAGTAAAACGCTTTAATGTAATTCCGTGTCATAGAAGATTTGGCAAAAGCTACTGGCTATTGGCACAAACATTAAAAAAATGTTTTCAATGCACATTACCTAATCCTAGGTATTATATTATATCGGCTACCTATTCACAGGTGAAGAAGATACATTGGGATACATTAAAATTTTTAACAAAAAATATCCCTAATACAACGTATCATGAAACCGAATTACGCTGTGATATGGTGGGGGGAAGAAGAATACAATTATTAGGCGCTGATGGATCTAGTGTTGACTCCATTCGTGGAATTTATGCTGACGGTGTAGGCTTAGATGAAACACAGTTACTTCATAAGGACCTGTTAAATAAGGTTCTACGTCCTGCATTAGTCGATAGGCACCAAATGGATAAAAATTCAGGATGGTTAATTGCTATTGGGACCCCTTCAGGTCATAATTTCTTTTATCAAATGTATATGAAGAACCAAGGCAAGAAAGATTGGTTTATTAAAAAATACACCGTGGAAGATACAAAAATTATTCCAAAGGATGAATTGGAAAATCTAAGATTAATGATGAGTCCTGAAGAATTTGCAACTGAATTTATGGTTGATTTTGATGCTGGGGTTGTAAATGGAATTTATTCAAAATCGATGCAATTAGTAGAGGATGAAAACAGAATTACAAAAGTCCCGCATATTCCAGAATTGCCCGTAACCACGTTTTCGGATATTGGGTTCAGGGATGCTTTCAGCATCGTATTTATTCAAAAACAGGGTTCAGCTATACATGTAATTGATCATTTAGAAGGATCAGGAGAAAGTATAGAATATTACGCTAATAAGTTAAAGGAACTCCCTTATACCTATGATAATCACTTTGCAGGGCATGATATTGTCGTTACTGAGTTAGGATCAGGAAAAAGCAGGCAAGAGATAGCTTCCAATTTAGGATGGTTTATACAAGCCGTACCTAAGTTAAAGGTAGAAGAAGGTATTAATGCTCTGAGAATGGTCCTGAAAAGAGTATGGCTGGATAAGGATAAATGTGATTACTTAGTTAATTGCCTAAAGCAATATAGATGGAAAACAAATCAATTAGGAGAAATCACCTCTACCCCACACCACGGAACAGAGTCAAATAGCTGTGATGCCATGAGATATATGGCAATCGGATTAAACGAGTCTAGTTCTTGGTCCTCTGATTTAAAGTATGGACCTTCTGGGATAGTTTAGTATTTTTCTTTTTAAGATCCTCGTTCTCAACCTTCAGGTTCAGACCCCACGCCATCAACGTATTGATGGGACGACGACCATTGAAATAATTACCGATGCTCGTTCTTGTTTGACCTGACTCCCTAGCCAATTGACCTTGGCTAATACCGAGATATTTTAAAAATTTTCTAAATTTTGTTTTAGTCATATAACAACGTTACACTATAAAGAAATAATAATCAATGAAATTAAATAAAAAAAAAGAAGCTGAGTTAAAAGGAACCATTACGCGCGAAATTACTGATGCTTTAGGGTATCAGAACGGTAAATTGGTCCAAGAACGAAGCCTAGCCTTAGATTATTATAATTCAGAACCTTTTGGTAATGAGGTAGAAGGCAGATCTCAGGTTATATCCTCTGATGTGCTGGAAGCTGTTGAGAGTGTTCTCCCCAGTTTACTCAGAATATTCACAGCAGGAGACGATATAGTTAAATTTGAGCCTGTATCTGAGGAAGATGAAGAAGCATCCAAACAGGCAACAGAATACATAAACCATATCATCATGAAGGATAATGATGGATGGCAAATATTTTATACTTGGTTCAAAGATGCATTAATTCAAAAAAATGGATTTATTAAGCATTATTACAAGTATGAAGATGAATTTATTAAAGAGAGTTATAAAGGTTTAACAGAGATAGAATATCAGGCTTTATTGGTTGATGATGACGTTGAAGTTATAAGCGTCGAAGAAGTTTTAGAAGAAAAAATGGTGATGACGGAACAGGGTGAATTACCTGATAATCAAGTAACATTTAATGTTAAGGTTAAAAGAAAATCATCATCAGGAAAAATTTGCATAGAAAACGTTCCTCCCGAAGAAATGCTTGTTTCCAAAAGAGCAAAAAATTTAGTGGATGCGCCATATGTAGCGCATCGGTTAAAAAAGACGGTATCAGAATTAATTGGTGAAGGTTTTGATAGAAAAAAAATAGAAGATCTACCATCTTACGCAAATTCCACATGGAATGAAGAAACATTAAGCCGTAACATGTTTAATGAAGAAAGTTACATGGATGAAAACGCTGATCCATCTATGCGTGAAATTCTTTACATGGAAAATTATATCCGCACCGATATTGATAATGACGGAGTAGCCGAATTATTAAAAGTGGTTACTGTTGGTGATACGAATGAAATTTTGGATGTAGAAGAAATAAGTTATATTCCTTTTTCAACGATAACACCGATTATTAATCCGCATCGTTTATTTGGAATGAGTGTTGCAGACCTCGTTATGGACATCCAGCAAATAAAGTCAGTGTTGCTAAGACAGTGCTTGGACAACGCTTTCCTTATGAATAATTCTAGGGTTTTAGCGCAGGACGGAATGGTTAATTTGGATGATTTACTACAATCCAGAGCAGGAAATATAGTTAGAGTTAAATCACCAAACGCTGTTGTGCCATTACAGGCGCAAAACTTTATGCAAGAAGGCTTGGCAATGATTGAGAAAGTCGATCAAATAAAAGAACAACGTTCAGGCATAAACAGATTACAACAAGGTTTAGATCCAAACACAATTCAAAAATCTCATACTACCGCAACAGGTGTAAGAGAAGCAATGCAATCAGCAGGGCAACGTATTGAAACGATTGCGAGAGTGTTTGCAGAAACAGGAATTAAAGATCTAATGAATTGTTTATTACAACTGACAACACAATATCAAGATCATAAAAGAATAATTAAAATAAGAAATAAATACGTTCCAATAGACCCAAGAGAGTGGAAAAATAAATTTAATTTAACAATAAACGTGGGGTTAGGAACGGGAACACATGAACAACGTTTACAAGTTTTAGGACAAATTTTAGGTATTCAAAAAGAGATCTTAATGTCAGGTAGTAGATTGGCAAATGAACAAACAATTTATAATACACTGGAAAGAATGGTTCACAATGCAGGGTTTAAATCCCCGCAAGAATTTTTTGTTAATCCAGAAACACAACCGCCTGAACAGAAAAAAGATCCAATGCAGGATAATCCATTGTTAATTGCAACACAGCAACAAATACAAGCGGATAGAGAAAAGAATATAGGAGATCTACAATTGCGAAAAGAAAAAATGGAAGCTGAACTAGAATTAAAGAAACAGGAAATGATAGCAGAAATAAAATTAAAACAAGAAGAAATGGTAGCTGAAATTCAAATTGAACGAGAAAAAATTAATAAGAAAGCACAAATAGGTACATTATAATGGCTAATTTTATTCCTTTTCAAGATTCATTATTATTTTCTGATATTGCAAGCGGACAAGGGACACCTTTAGGTGCGGTACCAATGGATTTTGCAACAGCAACACCGTATGAATGGAGTACAGATCCTATTCCTGACCCAGATGTTCCTGAAAATGCTTTTGATTTAGGGGTTTTTTGTTCTCTTGAAGAAAACGTTGATCATCCATTTTGTATAAACATGGATAATAATACAAGGGATGATGAAAACGAAGTTCCGCTTACTGAAAGTGAAAGAATACTTAGAAAAATGAAAAAAGATATGTCTGAGCCGTGGAGTGCTGATCAATTTGTAAATAAATACAAAACAGGCAAAGATAAAGATGGAAATCCTATTTATACTTTTGACCCCAGTAAAGGAGGTGGATTTGGATGGTTTCAAATTTTTGATACTTTATTTGGTGGTCCTAAAAGGAGAGAAGCAAAATATGATAAAGCTATAAAAACTTTAATAGATCAAACTATATCACAACATTTTGCTGATAATCCTTTGGCTTTTGGAGAACTAAGTGGAGATTTATTTACACAATTTACTCCTGAAAATTATTTAAAACAGGTTGGTGATGTAATTATTGGTGGCTCAACCAATAAAGCAATTAAAGGAAAAACTGTTAATGAATTGCTTAATACTTTAGGTAAAGGAACACAAGGGAGTGGACAAGGTTATCAATCTCCAACGCAACAAGTTAATTCAGGACAAGGTGGAACACCAATTAATGTTAAAAGAAGTAAAAAATATAAACGTTATAAAAGTTCTTTATTAAATAAAGAAGGACAAAGAGACGAAACGGCTTATAAATCCGCTATTGCTAAAAATATAGCAAGAAATTTAGCTGATAGAGATTCAAAAAAATACAACAAAAGCAGTGGGTCAGGATGGTCAACAAGTCTTGGTGGTTTTTATAAAGGTAGATAGTGGATAAAGAGCAAGAATTAAAAAGATCTGAAGAAGCAAAAAAGATTTTAGAGCATTCTATTTTTAAGGAAGCGAATGAAAAGTTACGAATAGAACTGATGAACGAATTAGTTAATAGTCCTATTCGAGATACCGAAGCACGCGAAAAACTTTATCTTATGATAAAGATGCATGAGTCGGTTTTAAACCAGTTAAAATCCATAATGGAGACTGGTAAATTATTAAAAAAATAAAGGTAAAACATGGCAGACAATCCTACTCAGGAAACTGCGGTTACTGAAGAACCAAAGGTTGCAGAACCAGAGGTTAAAGAAAACTTATTAGGTCAGTTCGAGAACTTACTAACCGCAGAGAACGAACAACCGACATCAGAAGGTGAACAGGACGCGCAAGCACAACCAGACGCACCCGCCGATGAACCAACGCCAGATGATCTGGAACTAGAGGAAGCTGACAACTCCCCAGCAGAAGGGACCGAGGAACTTTATTCCGTTAAAATAAACGGACAAGATGAAAAAGTTAACCTTGAAGAACTTAAAAATGGATATAGCCGTCAACGCGATTACTCAACTAAGACAAATCAGCTAGCAACCGAACGTAAAAATTTAGAAAATGAACGTTCTAAAACGCAAACTGAAATGGAAGCGGTAAAAAAAGAACGCGATGATTACGCAGTTAAATTAAAATCTTTTATCAATTCTGATAAGCAGGATGATAACATAGATTGGGACCAAGTGTATAACGATGATCCTATTGAATATGTTAGAATGAAAGCAGAGTCAGATAAGAAAAAAGAAGTGCGTCAACAAGCGGAAAATGAATTAAAGTCAATAGAAACAAAACAACAAGAGGAACAAAAGAAAAAGTACGCTGAATATGTTACGACACAAAGTAATATGTTAAGTGAAAAAGTTCCTGATTTTGCTGATCCCGTTAAAAGGGGGAAAGTGCAATCGGGCGTTAAAAATTACTTAAATGAAATTGGATTTAGCGATCAAGAATTAAGCATGTTAACCGACCATCGTACCGTCATGGTAGCGATAGAAGGCATGAAATATAATCAATTAAAGAAAGCTAAACTTGGTGACAAAAAAGTAAAAAATGTTCCAAAAGTTTCTAAGTCTGGTGTTTCAGTTTCCAAAGATGATGCTAACTACGAACGTCGCAAAGATGCAATTAAACGCGCTAAGTCTGGTAAGTCAGGTGACATGCTAGATGCGTTTATGAATGTTTTAAATTAGAAAGGTAAAACAATGGCACAGCCAACCAATACCTTCGATTAAATAAGTAGTTGAAGTAAAATTGGGTTAAACGGTGAACGTCCTGAAATGGATAATACCGTGCCAAGCTATGAAGGTTTTAAGTTTCATAGAAGGTGTAACGACTAGAGAGTGAGTACCAACAATAACCTCTCCACGAAATCCCAACATCTTTCATAGATGAAGAGATAGTCTAAACTATTGTAATAATCTAACAATGAAGCAATAGAAATTAAGGATAAACTCCTTAATGATAATAAAATTGGCTAATGCACAAATTGAAGGAAACGATTACACGCTGGATACCAGAGCAGCAACAGTTCGCTTGTCGAATTATACGCAGATAACTGGAAAAGCAGTAGGCGTTTCTGGAACTGACGAAGTCGTAAAGAATGCAGGAAGAGGAGACGAACTTGCATACCAAATGGCTAAAGTTGGTAAAGAATTAAAAAGAGATATTGAATACGCAAATATCGCAACAGAAAACGCAAAGGTCGCAGGATCATCTGGCACAGCTAGAGAATCTGGATCTGTTGGTTGTTGGTACGGAGGAAATATTCCTGGTACTGGCACAGCAGCAGCAAACTTTTCTGATGGAGGTTTAAGTACCGATCCAGCAGGAACAGGAGCAACTGCACCAGCAGGTGGCACTAATCGTACATTTACAGAAAGTCTGCTTAAAGCAGGTTTGAAAAAATGTTACGAACTTGGTGGCAATCCAAAAGTAGTTCTTATGTCTCCAAGTCATAAGCAAATCGCTTCTGGATTCAACGGAATTGCTACATCATTCAAAAACATTGACGATAAAAGAATTGTCGGTGCTGTGGATGTATATACAAGTGATTTCAGCGAAGTGAGCTTTGTGCCTGACAGACACCAAAACGCAAACAGAGTAGATATTCTAGATATGGAATATTGGGGAATAGCTTATTTAAGACCATTCCAAACTTCTGTGCTTGGAAAATCAGGCGATAGTGATAAAAGATTAATGTTAGCGGAATGGACTTTGGAAGCAAAGAATCCAAATTCTTCTTTCGGAATCTTTAATCTTACTGCGTAATT